AGCGACGGCGGCCGCGGCGGCGGCAAAGCAAATACCTGAACAGGTGATCGCATGACCCGAATCAATATCGCCGCACCAGCGCTTTTGGACGAAGACGCCATGCGAATGATTCGCGACCTGGCGGACATGGGGTTCAACGTCGACGCCCGCGGCCCATTGTTCGGCGAAGATGACGAGCCGCGCGTGCTCGATGTCGCGCCGCAGGGCCCAGACGCCATGACACCGACGGATCGCAAGGCACACTACGAAGCCGAAGTATTACGCGAGCAGCTCGGCCATATACGCGGCAAAAGCGAAGAGCACATCGAAAGCAGCGTCATTGCAGAAACCGGCTGGCATATCGTCGCGATGCGTGGCGAGCGGAGCGAATAGACATGGACCTGACTCCGGAAGAACGCGCCCAACGCGAAGCCTGGCTGAGCGAGCTCGAGGAAGCCCGTGCATCAGGCGCGACCCGGATCCGCTACCGAGACCGTGACGTCACGTTCCGCTCGCTCGACGAGCTCGACCGACTGATTCGCGAGGCTCGCCGAGAACTGGCCGGACAGTCGCGCCGCCGCCGGGCGCGCACGTTTGGCGCCTACAGCACCAAGGGCGTGTAATGACCGCAATCCTCGACCATAACGGCCAGGCGTTTAAGCGCGTGGGCGGGAGTCTGCCCACGCCGTACGAAGCCGGCGGCCGGGGCCGGCGTCTGCGCGGCTGGATGGCGCCGGGATCCGGTCCGAATGACGCCGCCACCGGTAACGCGCAGACGATGCGTAATCGTTCGCGCCAGCAATATCGCAACAACGGCTATGCCCAGAACGGCACCAACAAGCTGGTGAGCAACATCATCGGCACCGGCATCAAGCCGCGCTCGACGGCGGACGACAAGGATTGGCAGCGGCAGGCGCAGATGGCCTACGAACAGTGGGGCCAGGAGTGCGACCCGGAAGGCGTGCTCGGCATCTATGGATTGCAGGCGATGGGCTGCAACGCCTGGCTGCAAGGCGGCGACGCGTTCATCCGCCGCCGCCCGCGCCGTGAAAGCGACGGCCTATCCGTGCCGCTGCAGATTCAGGTGATGGAGGCCGAGATGTGCCCCGTGCACTACAACGGCCGCAACCCGCGCAACCGCAACCGGATCCGTGCCGGCATCGAATACAACGCCATCGGCCAGCGGGCGGCCTACTGGTTCTACAAAAGCCACCCCGGCGACATGTGGGCCGGGACCATCGACGGGCAACAGCTCACACGCGTGCCGGCCCGGGACGTCATCCACCTGTTCGACCCTGTCCGGCCGGGTCAGAGCCGCGGCATCGTGAAGATGGCACCGGTGCTGCTGCGCATGTACGACGTCGACAAGTTCGATGATGCCACGCTCCTGCGTCAGCAGATCGCCAACCTGTTCGCCGCATTCGTGACCAACAAGGATCCGGAAAACGGGCCGCCCGTGCCGCATACACTGGCCGGCGACGAGCCGGAGAGCGGGCACGACGACCGCGACCCGGCGCCGATCGAAGACCTGAGCATGGAGCCGGCGATCATCCAGGAGCTGCTGGAAGGACAGGACATCAAGTTCGCCTCGCCGCCGGATGCCGGCAGCACCTATGGTGACTTCATGCGCCAGCAGCTGCACGTGGTGGCCGCGGGCTACGAGGTGCCGTATGAGATGCTGACCGGCGATTTCAGCAAGATCAACGACCGGCTGGCGCGGGTGATCCTGAATCAGTTCTACCGCCGCGTGCAGCAGATGCAACAGCACATCGTTGTGCATCAGATGTGCCGGCGGATATGGGCCGACTGGTTTCTGCCGGCCGCGATTCTGTCCGGACGTCTGGACGCGCCGGGTTTTGCCAAGAACCCGGCCGCCTACACCCGCGCCAAGCACATCCCGCAGGCCTGGGCGTATATCAACCCGGTACAGGATGTGCAGGCCGATCGCGAATCGGTACGGGCCGGATTCAAGACACGCGGCGACGTCATCAGCGAACGCAGCAGCGAAGACATCGACGACACCGATGCACGCTGGGCCGACGAAGCCGAAACCTCCGACGACCTCGGCCTGCGCTACGACAGCGATCCGCGCTGGACGGACAACAGCGGCAAGCGGCTGGACGGGGCGAAGCTCGACGCAGAACAGGCAGACGGTGTTCGAGAGCGGAAAAACCAGACAACGCCGCTCCGCACGCCAGAGCCATCCACCTAAAAGCACACTGAATTGTGCACCGACCACGAGGCGGCATTTTTATGCCCGGAGCATTTATGAAACACGCCCGTATTGCAGACGCGGTATTCAACCGCCCGCAGATGATCGAGCCGAATTACGGTCGCGTGTTCGTGTCGGCGCTCGCGCGGCAGATGCCGGAAATGAACATTCAGCACATACAGATGCCGGATGGCACGCGGCTGGATTCTCAGGACATGGCGGCGGCGGTCGGCGGATACCAGGCGCGCGACGAGCGCAAGGTCTTCCAGCAGGTCGACGGCGTCGCCGTAATTCCGATTGAGGGAACGCTGACGCACCGATCCGGAAACCTGAACCCGTACAGCGGCATGACCGGCTACGATGGGGTGTCCACGAAAATCGATGCCGCCATCAACGACGACAGCGTGCGCGGCATCCTGCTGGATATCGACAGCCCCGGCGGCGCCGTGTCCGGCTGTTTCGACCTCGCCGACCAGATCTACGAAGCGCGCCAACAGAAACCCGTATGGGGCCTGGTGGACGAACTCTGCGCCTCGGCCGGTTTCGCGCTCGGCAGCGCCTGCACTCGGCTGGTCGCTCCCCGTACCGCACAGATCGGATCGGTGGGCGTGGTCACGATGCATGTCGATCAATCGCAGTTTCTCGCGGATATGGGCGTGGACGTGACGTTCATCCATGCCGGCAAGCACAAAGTCGATGGCAATAGTTTCAACCCATTGCCAGACGACGTGCGTGCGGCTATCCAGGCCGACATTGACGATGTCTACGACATGTTTGTTGATCTTGTCGCCCGCAACCGCGGCATGAGCACCAAATCCGTGCGCGACACCGAGGCACGGGTCTACGGCGCCAAGAACGCCGCCGGCGTCAAATTCATCGACCAGATCATGCCCGCCCGGGACGTGCTCTCGGCTTTCGACTCCGATCTTCGCGCCGGCCGGGCAGGTGCATCCATGCAAACGCAAAAGGTATCGCGTATGAATATTCTGGGACTCGGCCGGGCCAAGGCCAGCCACAAGGCCGATAACACAGCCGAACGACACGAGCCGACGCTCGACGGCGGAAGCGACAAGCAGGTCGCTGCGGCCAATGCCGCGCATGATGGCGCAGATCGCAGTTCGATGACGGTGGAGAGCGTAAAGCGTCGCTTCGGCAGCCAAGAAGGCGATCCGGCCAAGCTGGAAGCTGCGCGCAATCAGACCTTGGCCACCATCGGCGGCCGCCATGGCGCCGCGGCCACCATGTACACGCTGATGGCCAGCAGCGGGCATGACGTCGATCTATCTGACGGCACGCTGAATCAGTTGTGCGCGATCACCGGTGAAGAACCGGGCGAAGTCCGCGCCGCGATCGAAGCACTGCCGCCCGCCGACGACACCGAGAAGGTAGCGGCCGGCACTGGCGAGCAGATGCACGCGATCGACCCGGACAAGGAACTGGCCTCCATCGACGCGCGGGAGAAAAGCGGCATCATGAGCGCCGCAGAAGCAGAGTCCGAACGCGCCGAAGCCAAGCATCGACTGGCCAGCCAGTACACCGTAAAAACGAACGGTGACGGGTCAGTGACTGGCGGTATTGGCCTGAATACAGGCGAACCCGCCCGCCTCGACGCCCTGGTCGAACTCTGCAGCAAGCACAAGTGCAATACGCTCGCCAAGCCGCTGCGTGACCGGGGCGTTACGGCCGAGCAGGCGGAGGCGATCATGGCGGACGTGGACGATATCCGCGACAAGGCGGCCGCGACGTTCCCGGACGATCCGCAGGCGGCCGCCGCGCTTGGGGAGAATTTCATTCATGCGGCGTATGTCGAACAGAAGTTCGGCGGCGCGTTCGCATCACTCATGGTCGAGGCCAATGCCCGGATGGCGGGCGAGGAAGTCGACCACCACCCGCCCGAGACCAGCCAGGCGGCCGGCCAGGGCAGCATCAACACCGTGGATTTCTACAAGAAATAACGCGGCGTTTCACTCCACCTCAATCAAGAGGATATTGATATGGCAGCTCTGAACGAAGGCCGCCACACGGCCGAATTTCTCGTGTCCGAGGCCAACGGCAACCGGTCTCGCGATGTCGTCACCATCGCCAACGGCGCGGCCTACGAGCCGGGCACCGTGCTCGGCCAGGTCACGGCGTCCGGCAAGTACAAGCCGCATGCCGCCGGCGCCAGCGACGGCACCCAGAACGCAGCGGCCGTGCTGTACGACGCGGCCGATGCCAGCGAGGGCGACGCCGATGCGGTGATCATCGCTCGCGACGCCGAAGTCGCCCTGGGCGCGATCTCGTTTGCCAGCGGCATCAGCCAGGCGAACAAGGCCACCGCCATCGCCGCACTGGCCGACAACGGCATCGTCGCGCGGTAAGCGCTCTCACCCACTCAACACCAAACGCCGGCCATGAGCCGGTTTTTTTGTACCTGACATACGAGGAGCCACTCTCATGGCCAACATGGATATCTTTCAGCAGGACGCCTTCGGGCTGATGCAGGTCACGGCTGCGGTGAATCAGCAGCAGTTCGTGCCGTCGCGGTTGCGCGACATGGGCCTGTTCCGCTCTCGCGGCATCACCACCACCACCGTCGGCATCGAACAGCGTGGCAATACGCTCGCTCTGGTGCAGACGTCGCCGCGTGGCGCCCCGCCCGAACAGCGCGTACGGGACCGTCGCAAGATGCGGCCGTTGAACGTGCCGCACCTGAGCAAAGAGGCGGTGATCTACGCCGACCAGGTGCAGGGCGTGCGTGCGTTCGGCACCGAGAGCGATGCCGAGATGGTCGGCCAGATCGTCGATCAGGAAACGGGCCTGGTCCGCACCGAGATCGACATGACCGAAGAGAATCTGATGCTCGGCGCGGTCCGGGGCCAGATTCTCGACGCCGACGGGTCGGTGATCTACAACCTGTTCGATGAGTTCGACGTATCCGAGCCGGCACCGGTCAACTTCGCCCTGGGCACCGCGACCACCAAGGTGCGCAACAAGTGCGCCGAGGTGAAGCGCCGCATGGCCAAGGAGATGCAGGCCGGCGGTATGCCGTTCCGCGTGCATGCGTTCTGCGGAGATAACTTCTTCGACAAGCTGGTAAGCCACCAGGACGTCGAGAAGGCCTACGAGCGCTATCAGGACGGCGCCATGCTGCGCGAAGACCTGGTCTACGAGGCGTTTCCGTTCGCGGGCGTCACATTCGAGAACTATCGCTCGAGCGACGACGAGACCGTCGGCATCGGCGCGGACGAATGCCGATTCTTCGCCGTCGGTATCCCGGGCCTGTTCGATATGGTCTACGCCCCGGCGGACACCATGGACACGGTCAATACGATCGGCCTGCCGCGCTATGCCATCCCCGGCATGGACCCCAGCGGCAAGCAGAAGTACATGTCGTCCGAAGT